TGGGGCAAAGACACAGTGGTCCCTATTAGCAATTACAATACATTACAGTTGCGATCTTTGATTAAAGATATCTCAAAGTTCTACGGAGTTGACTTCAGTGAGGTTAATAAAGTAACTTCGGTTATGATTAAAGAAGCAACGCCGATTGCGAAGAAGGCACACGGAATCACAGCAGGAGTTTACGCTCCAACATTCGAAGAGGTAAAAGAATACAGTGCAACACTTAAACAATTTCTTAACAAATATCCGCACATCGCTACACACGTTGATAACCTTTACGGTCAGGTGCGATCTATCAGTCGTCACGCTGGTGGTGTGGTTATTGCTGACGGATTGAACAATCATATGCCGCTGATTAACTCAGGTGGTGTTCAACAAACCCCATGGTCAGAAGGACAGAATGTCAGGCACTTGGAGCCACTTGGCTTTATTAAGTTTGATATTTTAGGCTTGGCTTCTCTGCGAATGGTTGAAGGTGCGATTAGTCACATTCTAAAACGACATCACGGGGTTGAGAACCCTACGTTTGATGATGTTAAGAAATGGTATGATGAAAACTTAGATCCAAATGTCTTAGATCTTGATGACCAAAAGGTTTACAAGAATGTGTTTCACCGTGGCAAGTGGGCTGGAGTATTTCAGTTTACAGAAAAAGGGGCACAAGGTTTTTGTAAGAAGGCTAAACCTGAATCAATCATTGATATCTCAGCCATTACATCGATCTATCGTCCCGGCCCACTGTCAGCAAAAGTACATAATCACTATGTAGCTGCAAAAAGAAATCCGAAAGGTGTTAAATACATACACCCGTTGGTTAAAGAAGTCACGAAGGAGACTCACGGCTTCCTTATTTTCCAAGAGCAAATCGCCTTGTTGGCTCACAAACTAGGCAAAGACCTTTCACTTGACGAAGGCAACATGCTTCGCAAACTATTAACTAAAAAGGGAACAGGTAAAGGACATGAAAAGAAAGACGCTATCCACAAAAAGTTTATTGAAGGTTGCGTTGAAAAACGAATTAGTAAAGAGGATGCCCAGAAACTATGGCAAACATTTGAATATTTCTCAGGATATGGTTTTAATAAGTCCCACGCTGTTAGCTACAGCATTCTTAGCTATCAGTGTGCCCATCTTCTTACTTACTATCCCATTGAATGGCTCGCTGCCTTCCTCGACAAAGAACCTGAAGGACGAAAGGAACGAGCTATTAACATTGTGCGAAGCCTTGGGTATCGAGTAAAGCGCCCAGATATTAATGAGTCTGGACAAGTTTGGGAAATTAGCTCAGAAAAGAAAACTCTTATTCAGCCGCTGACTTCTATCAAAGGTCTTGGAGATAAGGCGGTTGAACAAATCCTTCAACATCGGCCATTCCATAATGTTGAAGATCTTTTATTCAATGAGGAGATTGTTTACTCTAAATTGAATAAGAAGGCTCTTGATGTGATGGTACGCTGCGGGGCAATGAATTGTTTGATAGATGAAAGATTCACAGGCATGAAACATTTTTGGTCTGCCGTAGCAGTTGATCGTCCAAAAAAAGAAAAGGACTTGGAGGTGAATATTGAAACTTACGAACCTGAAGGCGATTTTACGAACGCAGAAAAGATGCAGTTTCTCACCGACCTTACTGGTATTTATCCTGTAGCCGAGGTGGTTACAGATAATGTCCTTAAAAAGTTAAAGCAAAACAAAATTCCTTCCATTGGTGAATATGATAAAAATCTGAAAGTTTGTTGGTTCATTTTAAAAGAAGTCTTGACAAAGAAGACAAAAAATGGTAAAACATACTGGATCATGAAAACAATCGATAGGGATTGTAATGCATTTGATATTAAATGCTGGGGTGTAAATCCAAACGTAGATGTGGCTCATCCGAATTCTCTTTACATGGGCAAGCTTGACCATTCTGATACGTGGGGATTTAGTATCCGTGCCTTCAGAAGAAATGTAAAACAACTAAAGGGGTTATAATGATTATAGAAATTAAAAAGACCAGAGCAACGGCCCGATTGCCGTCGCGTGCAAATCCATCTGATGCTGGTGCAGATGTATTCTTCTGCCCAGAAGATGAAATGGTGCAGAGGGTCAAGCCGGGACAAAGCAAACTATTCCAGACCGGCTTAAAGTTTGAGGTTCCGCACGGTTATATGTTAGAGGTAAAAAATAGATCTGGCATGGCAGCAAAGCGAAGCTTGATTGTCGGCGCATGTGTTGTTGATTCAGGGTATAATGGCGAGGTGTTTATCAATCTTCACAATATTGGTAAAGGTGAACAGGTAATTTATCCCGGTGATAAAATTGCCCAAGTTGTATTAACACCTGTAGTTTCCTTTAGAACTAGGGAAGTTGATAGGGATTTATATGTCGAGCCGGTAACTATCTCTAATCGTGGTGAAGGTGCCTTGGGATCAACTGGGAGTTAAAAATGGTAGAAAATTTAAATGAGGACAAGTTTAAAAGAAAAGTTGTGGTTGAAAGACAAACATGTGTAATAAAATTTTACTCTGATGGGTGTCACCTATGTGTACACTTAAAACCAGTCTATGAGGAAATAGCTAATGAATTTAAAAAATCTAATAATAAAATAAAATTTTATAAAGTAGATGTCGATGCTGAGGAGAAATTAACAGAGCGCTTAAATTTTGAAGGAGTACCAACTTTGTTTTTATTTCACAACGGAAGATACTCAGAGATCCCATATCCTTATGATGATCCAGATGACTTGACAGGTTACAGAAAAGATGATATAATTGCTTATATACGAAAGAGAGTAGGTGTATGAAAACAGGAATAACTTACGATGATGTGCTGCTTGTGCCACAATACAGCGATATTATATCGAGAAGAGAAGTTGATTTAACGACTGATTTTGGAAAGGGAATTGAATTGTCTTTACCGATTATTGCATCTCCAATGGACACCGTTAGTGAAGCTGATATGGCTGGCAACTTAAACGAACTGGGTGGTTTATCAATCATCCATCGTTATAATACAGTTGAAGAACAATCTGCCATGATCGCTTCATTGGGTAAGAGGGTTTTAGTTGGCGCTGCTGTCGGAGTCTTGGATGATTATATGGATAGGTCTCAAGCAGCTATAGAAGCTGGCGCAAAGGTAATTTGTATTGACGTAGCACACGGACACCACGTCTTAGTCAAGAGGGCAATACAAAGTATTAGAGAATTAATCGGTAACGACATCCACATTATGGCAGGAAACGTAGCGACCTTGGAGGGTTTTAATGATTTGGCTGATTGGGGCGCTGATTCTATTAGATGTAATATTGGAGGTGGTAGTATTTGCACTACAAGAATACAAACGGGACATGGTGTTCCGGGGCTTGAAACGATACTCCAATGCGCCAAATCAGACCGAAATGCAAAAATCATTGCAGATGGCGGTATTAAAAACTCGGGTGATATTGTTAAGGCTTTTGCTGCTGGGGCTGATGCTGTTATGTTGGGATCGCTCCTTGCAGGAACAGATTGTTCCCCCGGCACCATCTTCAAAACAGAAACTGGCGAACTAAGAAAAACTTACAGGGGGATGGCATCTGCTGATGCTCAAAGAGATTGGAGAGGCAGAGTATCATCTTGTGAGGGAATATCATCCTCAGTCCCATACAGAGGTAAACTGTCTGATGTTATTAAAGAACTGGAAAGAGGAATCAGATCTGGATTATCATATTCAGGAGCTAGAAGCGTCAGAGAGCTACAGGCAAAGGCTCAATGGATGCAACAGAGCAATGCGGGAGCCACAGAGAGTTCAGCGCATATTAGGTTAAGATGAGTGATAGTTCAGTTTTACACATAAAAGTAGATAGCCACACTTACAAGGAAACTAAGGCTAGGTTGCTTTACGATGATTTAAAAGCATCTGCTTTCATTAATAAAGTTTTAGAATATTATTTAAGAAATGATGTAGACTTGGCAAGAGTTGTTCTAAAAATAAAAGAAGAGTTATCAAAACAAAATAAGAAAAAAAGAACAAAAAGTTTAAAACTAATAGAAAAAGGTGAAAAAAATAAAAAATTGATTAGCCTAAGTAACGAGGAAATAAAAGATTTATATGATGTATTGGAGTATGATTAATGGTTGATTGTGAAAAAATATTAAAAGAAGAATCAGATATATGTCCGTGCGAACAATGCAAGCTGTGGATAAATTATAAACAAGATTGCAATTGCATTAATGTGTCTGTTAAAAAACATGGCCGACTTACGTTGCAGCAAGTTGGAGAGAGGCTTGGGGTTTCCCATGTCAGAATAAAACAAATTCAAGATAGAGCATTAAAAAAGTTAAAAACTAAAGTTAAGGTATAATTATTTTAAGGGGGTTGTTAATATGTTAAGATATGAAATAGAGTTTTTAGATAGCGACTCCAATAAAAAAATATTGCACATAGAAGTGCAGGACAAAAAGGAACTTAAGGAGTGGTTAACGCTTCTGGAAAAGCTTGGACACACCAAGAAAATAATAAAGTACGAGAGAAAAACCTCAATTATAGAATAATCATCTGATAGATACTATTTATTTCAGACAGCTTTAGAAAAGGAGTATTAAAGAAATGTCAAACAAAAGACTTTTAGAAGAAACAACAGTAGAAAAGTTCATGAAGCTTGCGAGAATCGACGCTTCAAGATCAAAACAATTCATAACCGAAAACTTTAATGAGAAGGTGGTCGAAGAGGCCGAAGACATTGAAGAACGCGCTGACGAAATGGAAGAGCGCGGTGACGAAATGGAAGAACGTGGTGCTGAAATGGAAGAGCGCGGCGATGAAATGGAAGAGCGTGGAGATGAGATGGAGGAAATGGCCATTGATCTCGATAACCTCATGGAAGAAGACGATGACGACATGGGTGAATTAGCTATGTCAGCAGATGATGCAGAAAAAGTCATCGATGTTCTTGAAATGCTCCTAGACAAATTAAGAATGGCTGTTGGTGCTGAAGATGCCGCTGACGAAGAGGACGACATGGTTGATATGGATGCTATGGACGATGAGCCAGAGGCTGAAGAGGAAGAGGGAGAAGAGCCTGATGAAGCCGAAGAGCGCATGATGGAAGAAGCTGAAGAGCTAGAAGAAGGCGAAGAGTTAGAAGAAGGCGAAGAGCTAGAGGAAAGCCAAGAGGAACTACAAGAAGCAGTCGTTAATAGAATTGCCAAGCGTGTAGCTGCTCGACTTCTAAAAGAAAAAAGCAATAATTAATAAAAAAATATAAATAAAATTAAAAACCCACCTTGACAAATGTCTCGGTGGGTTTTATAATATATGTACGCCATTTTAAAAAGAGAGGTTAATATGACGAAAATAAATTTGGGCGGCGAAGAACTTATTAAAGATTTAGTTTCTGGTGTCAATAAGACAGCCAATATCGTGGGCAAAACCCTAGGCCCGAAGGGGAAGAATATTATTTTGAAACAAGCAGGCGGGAAGCCAATCATTACAAAAGATGGAGTTACAATTGCAAAGTTCCTTTCTTTTGAAAATGACTATGAAAACGTTGCTTGCGAAATTATTAAGGAGGCTTCTGCTAAGACGGCAGAAGAAGCTGGTGATGGCACGACGACCTCAACAGTTTTAACAAGATCAATTGTCAATAAGGCTCAGAAGTTTATTGATGTTGGAGTTTCCTCCAATGATTTGTTTGCTGGCATGAACAAAGCGTTGAAAGATATATCTGATCATATGGTTGAAAACTCAAAGAAGGTTCAATCTTTAGAAGATGTAAAGCACATTGCAAAAATTTCTAGCAATGGTGATGAATTGGTTAGTGATCTTATTAAGACAGCGGTAGACAAAGTTGGGTTTGATGGTGTTATTAATATTGAAGAATCTAAATCAGTAGACACTACTTTGGATGTTGTGGAGGGTTTTACTTTTCCATCTGGTTATGTTGCAGGCGCGTTTGTGACTGATGAAAGACGCAAAGTGGTTAATTATGAAGACGGTCTTGTTTTTATTACTGATCATAAATTAGAGAAGGTAGAAGAGATGTTGCCAATTTTAGAGTTGGCAGCTAGAGAAAGCAAGCCGCTAATTATCGTTGGCGAAGAAATTGAAGGGCAGTTGTTAGCCGCATTAATCGTTAACACGATGCGTGGCAGCATGAAAATTGTAGCGATTAAAGCCCCATTTTATGGCGAACAACGTAGAGATTTCCTTGATGATTTATCAACGATCACTGGTGGTAAATTTATTTCAAGAGAATCAGGCATTGCGTTTTCCGATTTCAAGCTGGAGCATTTTGGTCGTTTTAATAAATTAGAATCAAAAAAGATGGTCAGCACAATCATTAGCAAGAACACCAACTATGACTTGCTTGAGGCCAAGCTAGATGACTTACGTCTTCGCATTAAGGAAGAAGAAAACATTCAAGAATGTCAACGTATGCAGCAAAGAATTAATCGCTTGGCATCAGGGGTTGCCATCCTCAAAGTTGGCGGCTCTACAGAGATTGAGATGACAGAGCGTAAACATCGCGTCGAGGACGCTCTAGAAGCTGTTCTAAGCGCCACAAAGTCTGGTTTCCATATGGGAGGTGGTATGGCATTTGTATCGGCTCACAGGGGCGTTAAACGCCGCAAAATTATTGGCGATGAAGGTCTTGGTTATAACTTGGTTTTTGATGCAATCTTAGAACCAATTCAACAAATAGCTAAGAATGCTGGTTTGAAGTCAGACGTTATTATAGAAAAATGTCTTAAGCTTAAGAAGGGCAAGGGATATAATATGGCGACTGGCGAAGTTGTTGATATGTACAATGATGGCATTATTGATCCTGTGCTGGTTACCATATCCGCGCTACGCAATGCCATCTCGGTGTCTTTTGCTATTCTTACGACGGGTCATGCAGTTTTGGAGGTAAAATGAAAATTCAATATACATTTACGGCAGACTTAGAGGATGTTCAAGAAATATTATTTCAAAAGTATTCACGCATTTACAGTAGAAATGATTTAATAGAATTACATAAAAAGCTAAAAGTTTCTTATTTAGAAAAAAAGTCACTGAAGGAAATCAGAAAGGTTCTCACTATTTATAAAGACGCGTTAGCATCAGTGTATACTGAAGTTGAAGAGGAATTTAAATTTGTTGATGGCTTAGTGGACGCTTTGGAGGGCAAGAGTTCTAACGAACAAGAGGAAAAGCCCAATGATAAAGACCTGCTAACTGAGACACAAAAGACTTCCAAATCGATTCAGGATTTAACCAATATGCTTTCTGCAATGGGTAAGGCCGAGGACCAACATGAATAATATTTTAGAAACCGTATTTAAAGATTTAATAGAAAAAGGAATTGTCATCGTTG